TAAATGTCCTTTTACTGCGAAAATGGACATTAGTATCGGAAACAGGAAAGGGAGGCGAAAGACGGTTTAAATGAGACGGTTACCTATCTGATGTGATGTGCGCCGGACGTGGCGCGGATATAAAAAAGGCCCGCCGCAGCGAGCCTGTTTTCAATGAGTGCAAAATTCAATTATTCTTGAGTAACACTTAAACTCATCTCATTGAATGCAGCCATCCTGTAACCTGCCGGTGTAACACCAAAATAACTCCTGAATACGCTGATAAAATAAGATGTAAAATTATAGCCACACTGAGCAGCGATTCTGTTGATGGCGCAACGAGATTGAGTCAACAGCATTGCTGCCATTCTCATTCTCTCTGTAAGCAACAACTCACTGAAACAGGTGCCTTCTTCTTTCAGTCTTTTTTTTAACAAACTTTCACTGATACATAACCGCGAAGACACATCTCTCAGAGTCCAGTTTGCTGCAATGTCCGTACGAAACAATGCACTAAGCCTGTCACTAATATTGCCAATACACGCGGTCAGAAACGACGAAAACATTTTCTCTGATGAGAAAAACGCCAGACACGAAAAGGAAAGCATTTCCGCTAAATTGTCCGTATGAATCTTTTCCTCACAAAGATAATCAATCAGGATGCCCATCAATTCTGCCTTGGGAAAACTCACGCAAAGATATCGTGGTATTTGCCGGACTAAAACTACATCCTGTTTTTCGTCTCCACACAACAGGTAACGGATAATTGTCGATTCACTGAGACTTATTCGCCGAAAACATTCCGAAAAGGGCAATAACGATCCAGCTCCCCCCCCCCTGACAAGAAGTGCACTACCACTTTCCAGAGAGAGCTCTTTTCCTTCAAAGAGCACAACAAACGGGGAATGAACAAAAACAACAGAACAAGCTTCATTCATATCAATTGCCCTGACATTACTGGTCACAAGATAAGTATATATCGATTTACAAAAATACAAGCCGAAAGACCAGTATTCGCAACCACCAGCGCGTTTAATGTTCTGTGCCGTTTTTTGGGCACAAAAAACCCGCCAGTGGCGGGGATCTTTTGATAAAAACGACAAAGGCACCATTAAGGTGCCTTTTACACAGGGGCAGCAGGCTTGTCATCACCTTATTGCTACTCCTGGCTTCCTGTTCGGAAGTCTCACAAGTCCCATCAGGGTACAGCGACAGTATCAGTCAACACACTATGTGTGTCAATATAAATTCATATCGAATTCGATAATCGTTTTCGATTATCGATACAGATAAGCCATCCCTATCCCGTGCAATACCGCCCGTTTAATATTCTCAAACTCATCTTCCGCAATCATAGGAACAATATAATTTCGCCCCTCCCAGGTTCTGGTTTTTATGCGATCCAGTCGGCTCAATGAAACCGTCATCAACATGTCACATTTTACCCAACAAGTAATATGCTCATTACCAGGAATGGGGTTTTCTGATAACTCATGATGGCAATCTCTGCGAGGGATCGGTTCAGTAGTGCTTATTGGTACCACTGTTACCAATTGATTGTTGTGTCTGTTTCTGGACACGACTACCACTGGCCTGACCTTGACTATTTCCGGAACAACCATTCCCCGAAAATCACACATTAAAACAGAACGAACAGACGGCTGATACTTTAACACCATAAATCTCTTTGCCTGATAATGACGACTTGTGAACTCCACTACAAACAAAATGATTCTGCTGAACAGGCAGTTTCGCACTGTACATTATAACCTGTTAAGCCAACAAAAAACCCGCTCGGCGGCGGGGTTTGCTTACTTTGCCATCGCGTACAAAATCGGCAAAATATCATATTTACGTGAAATGTACGCGATTTAATTGACTTTTGCAATATCTCGTCGCGAAAAGGTCGTTTTTTGTTTAGATCTCATTTTCACAGTACAAATCAAAGATTCGGTGTCTAGAGCCTTAAAAATATCGCACATCTCACGCCAGTAGTTCTCGTAATTATGGCTCCAGTTGTCAGGCTTAATTCCACACAGCCTGGCAAGCTCCTGTCGCTGGTAGTTCTCACGCCCGGTTACCCATCCCCTGACATCCTGCGCCGCCAACCAGATCAACTTCTTCAGGCGCTCCAGCGTTTTCCCTGCAATTTTTCTTGTGCCGGACCGGGTTTTAAATTCATTCCACACCCACTGCGTTATCGCGATCTGATGCTCCCAGCAAATATTTCCGCTGTAACACCACAACAACCAGGCTTTATGATGTTCTTCAAGAGACAGAACAGCCCGCCGCCATGATGATGTCGAAAACTCAACCGGACTGACCAGAGGGATTGAAGAACCTTTCGCCAGCGATTGTTTTCCCGGGATCGGTGGATTATCCCGCGTTATCATTTTTCCAGTCACTTCATCGCGGTACCGGATTTTTTTACGCCTGTAACGCCCTGTATCAAGCATGGCATTCTCCTGCCAGGCCTCAAGCTGCCCTTTTGTTGCTCTACTCAAATCGGCGGTGGCGATAATGAGCTGCTCACGAACAAACTGTAAATACTGGTTATTCATGCGCACTCCAGTTCTGTGATTTTTATCCCCAGCCGCCCGCCAGGAACGCGCTGACCGCGTACAATATTGATTTCATCAAACTGCTCGTCGTCGATAAGCAGTCCCGCATGCGTCAACGCATCCAGCGGTGCTTTCAGGATATTGTCCAGGTCACGACGGCGCTTATCCGGTGGCTCTGCAATAATCTTTATCGCCAGCCTTCCGGACAGGTTTAATTTCAGCCGCTGCTGGCGAACAATTAGCGCCACATCACGGCGATAACGCTCACCGACTTTTGATACAAAATATGTGCTGCCACGACGTCGCCAGTAGGTGTTCACCGTTGGCGGGTAAGGCAAAACAAATTCTATGCGTTCAGTCATTCATGCTTTCCACTTCAGGACACCCGAATTTCTCGCGTGCATTAAAAAACGAATCAGCAACAACAGCTGGCTGCCGTGTTTTTCTTCAAAATCTTTTACCCCGGCGTGTAGTTCGTTATGGCATTTACGGCACAGCGGAATAACAAACAAATCGTCAGCCTTTGTCCCCATTCCTCCCAGTCCATGACCAATGATGTGATGCGGATCATCTGCCTGAGCGCCACACGTCATGCATTTCTGCGTTTTTACCCAGCGCGTGTATACGGGCATCTCTTCCCGTTGTGGTTTCTGGCGCTGGAGATACTGAGCAGGTGCCTCCGGATCAACGGCGATGCTTACTACCGCCTTTTCCTGTGGTGGGGTTTGTTGCTGGTGGGTGTGAGGCAACGGCACAAGATTTTTTGTGCGCTGCTTCAATATGCTGGTTGCGGTCTGCTCTCCCGGTACGATGTCGCTTTCGCGGTAAACCGAGCGGATTTTTTCCGCACGTAACCCCAGAGAGCGACGTAATACTGCCTCCGGAAGCGCGTCCGCCACCTGATTGCAGAGCGCCCACCAGGATAATTCAGCCAGCGATAATTCCCGCTCCTGTGTGCCATTCATTGCATGGCGTATGACGTCAATCATCCATGCTGACAGGTTTTGGTGAGCAAGTTGCCCGAGTGATTCGGAAGTCTGGTCACGCAGCTGGTTGTCGCAGTGCCAGCACAACACCATCGCGCCGGTGCCGTAACGATGTATGACGGTTTCGCTGTGATGGTAATCACCATGAGGCCACTGGCAGGATTTGACATGACGCAACAACCAGTCAGACAGTGCACCAGCGCCGCCAGCAGCATGAATCACCCGCTCATCGCTGAAAAATGGCAGTAATGATTTATCTTCCGCCAGCGGCTGGCGAACGGCAGGAACAACTCCGGACGGCAGACCGCGCATGCTTTTCGGTTCCGGCTCCACCAGCACTCGAGGGTTATGAAATACCTGCATGGATTCACGACCAGGCTTAAGGACCACCAGCCCGAGTTCCGGTACCGGAACAGGTCGAAGTAATACCCGCACGTTACCTCCAGATCCGTTGCTGGAATGTGCGGGACGGGTGTGGTGGACGTTCGGAATAAGGGAGCCTGACTGAAATTATCCAGTGTCGGAAGTCAAGGCTGAGGGCTTTCTGAAACTCGTATCCACGTCTGCGGTAGTTCTGTATCAGCCATTCGGCCTGTTCTTCAGTGCATGGATCATGCTGGAACCAGTCGGTTTTAAATGTGCGTGAACGCCGCCCGTATCTGCTGGCAGGGGCGGTATCAGAATTGTGATGTTTGGTGTTGTGCGCCATTGGTTTTCTCTGCTGGCGCAGCAGGTGCCAGTTGTTCAGGCTGGCGAGCGGCAATATTGTCTCTGATTTCTGTTGTCGTCAACCGCTTCTGTGCTTCCTCTCTTGATGAGTGAAGCGATTAACTTTACTATTTACTTAACAGGTTTTTCCTGTACCACGATTCCCTATACAGGAGGCCAGCATGAGTGACGACAAAAAAATTGAGTTCAGCACCAGCGATGTGCTGAATGCTTTGTTGCATCGCCAGCAGAACATGCAACACCTGGCAACACAAGAAAACGTTGATAACCTCCGTCGTGAAATTGATAGTCGATTCAATTCTTCGCAGGACAACGTTGATAACTTGCGTCGTGAGGTCGATAGTCGCTTTAATTCTTTACAAAACCAGCTAATATCTGTTGATAAGCGTCTGGACAAACTGGAAACCAAGTTTGATCGACTCCAGTGGTTTATTGTTGCTGCCGCTCTGGCTCTCATCTTCAAGGATTACATCTTCAGAATTATTGGTGCTTAGTAAATCCGGCCCCGTTTTCGGGGCTGTCTTTTCACATCTGCATCAGACTTTCCACCAACTTTTTATTGCCAGCTCCTGAAATCTGATCTACCTTATGCGCGTCAGAACGGCGCAATGCGCTCGCCTGTGATACGTTAACTTGTCGTGGTAGCAACTGGTAGCGATGGTAGTCGTTTCTTTTTGCTTCCTTCAAAAACCCCGGATTGATAGTCCGGGGTTTTTATTTATTATCCCCAGCGGCAAATCGAATACACCACCAGCGCCACCGCCATCGCAATTCCTGCCGTTGTGAATGCTTCAGGCCAGGTCATCGTAAAACATCCTCCTCGCTTTTCAGTCCGTTTCGCTCCAGGTAGTCCATCGCCTTATCCGGCAGTTTGCAGTCCGGCTTCGCTTTCCTCAGTTGCCAGGCTAACCGCTTTACCTGCATGGTTAACTCGTCGACCAGACGCTGATACCCCACTGGTTTGTATTCATAAAATTTACCAACTGGCGCTGCTGCCAGCAATTGCAGTGCAATTTCCAGAACAGCAATATCCATCTTATATGCGCGAATGAGGTCATGGTCGATTGTGCCGGGTATGCACAGTCTCTGTGATTCAATAGTCTCCTCTGCGTGGGCTATTAACTGCTCTTTGGTAAACCGTTCTTCTTTGGTCAAAGTCGCCATTTTACTCTTCCACTTCGTCTTTTATTTCGTAAATTGAGTAATTGCAGTGATTAAAGAAAACATCAATTGCCTCGTTTTCTATTTCCTCAGGAGTCGCGTCATCATCCACTTCAAATACATCTTCACGCACGCCACCAACAATCCTCGTTTCGATAACTATTTTGAATTTTCGCATTGTCTTACCGCCCTTTCGGGCGGCCTCCTGATGTTTTGAGGGTGCAGAAATCCCTCCGGTTAAGGATTATATTTTCAATAATAATGTTGATTATTCTGGGCTAAGTTTTGTCGCCCTGCGTATCCGCGCTTTCACATTACGCTCAATCTGAATTAGCTTTTCTATATTTTTACGTCTTTCCTGTTCCTCCTGGCGCAATAGCCTTACATCATCTGCCAGTCTGGTTTCTCTTTTCGCCACAGAGAGCATCCAGTCAAACGGCTCCACAACTGCACCGCAGATTTTACAGCGGACCTGACGCTCTTTTTCGTCAACCCGAACAGAGGCGTGATGACAATATGGTCTTTCCGATGGCTCATAAAGAAAATTCACCTGATTACGTGGGTCATCCTCTTTTACCGGAAATAAAACAATATTCCCGGACTCATCTTCTGGGGTTATTTCCACGTCACTCTCCTTTGATGCGAATACCTGCCACTCGTAGTGCATGCTCTAAGTCAGCCAGATAAAGCCAGCGTCCATGCTCACTGGGTATCATGACGCATCGCTCATCAGTATTTATCGGATGACCATATCGAGTCTCATAGCAAGTCGGTAACTGCACATCCCTTACTTCCATCTCTGCAATGCGTTTGTCTCTGGCTTCCAGCTCATCCAGCAAAGCCAGCACAACCTGCGGTGTGGCTTTCATACGAAATGCCAGCAATTTTTGTGGTGTGGCTGCTGTTTTTATTGCTTCTGCCGCCTCACGCAGTGCCTGACAGTTAATCTGATTCACTGTGTCACCTCACAATTCCGCAACCAGATACAAACCGGACCGTCTTCCGTGTCATGAATGGAGCCAATAAACCACCCCTCACCCTCTGGTCGTTCCGGCTCCCATGCGGCAATATCAGGACCATCCGCATCCGGATTAAAATCATCTTCATCCATTGCGCGAATGGTCCACTGAAGATTATTCACCTTCATCCATGCATTAAATTCTTCCGTCGAAATATATTCCCGGCCATCACAAAATTTTTCATATTCAGGATGTGTCCAGCATCCATATGCATCACGTTCTACCGGCATTTCTTTGATTTCGTTCATAACATTAACTCCATTAAAATAATGCAAAACAAATTAACCACACCACTACAACCGATGCTATTAACACCCTGATTGCAAACAGTGGACTGATATGTCGAAAAGGATTTTCCCAGATAATAAAAGCCGCTGCCAGAAATGCACTGATCAGGAAAACAATAACAAACAGCTCAATTTTGATTATCCAGAACATATTCACTGCATCGCCTTCTGTAAAATAACCGCATGCCCCAGCTTCTCCGCAAGTGCCAGTTCTGCCTTAGCACCTGCCGACCGCTGCCAGCCATTCAGCATATAAATCGCATCCACGCAACGTATCATCGCCATGCAGATATCCATGTACTGCAACTGAGTCAGTCCGTCCGGAAGTACTGCCGGGTTTAAGACGGTATGCCCTTCACGTTTCAGTTCCTCTTCCGCCTTGTGAAACGCCTCACGGTTGAAATTTTTATATCCCGTCATTGGGCCGGCAATATAAACTCTCACCCTCACTCCTGAACTCTCCTGTCGAAATAAACGTAGTTATTCACTGTGCGCAACGACATTCCAAATTTTATGGCGATTTCTCTCCTGGACACGCCACGCTGATGCAGTTGTCGCGCCAGCTCAATATCGCTCTGAAGATATTTTGCTGACTGGTGAAAATCACCACGCAGAATCAGACTTATTCCCATCTCCCGGGCTTTCGTCCTGACAGCCGCCTCACTACGACCAATCAGACTGCCGATGCTTTTTACCTTCATTGTTCCCGCGCACTGCCGCAGAATAAGGATTTCAGCCCGCACCCAGCCACGCCATCTCACTTCACATCCTCTCTGGAACAATTCATCTGCCGTACAATATCCCGGTGCTTGTTAAGCTCCCGCAGCGCCGCGCAGACTCGCTCCCACTTCCGGACATGATTTTTCGCCCGACGTAGTTCGCGGTTTGCCATGTGCAGCGATGGTAAAATCAGGTCATTCGCACGCGTTTCGGTAAACGATGGCAGCGACTGCACAATGTCCGCCACAGTTTCTGTTTTAATATCTTCCTGTGTTGCAACCTCCTGTACTGGTAACGCAACCCCCGCTGGCTGAGGAAAGGCTTTACCATCAGTTTTCGCTACCGATACAAATTTCGGCTCTGCTGGTAAATTTTCCCCGGTTTCTTTTACCAGCATCCACTTACACCCCTTCCCCTGTCCCAGCTTAATCGCCATGCCATCGCGGCAAAGCTTTTCCATCGCAGAAACCAGCGACCTGACGCAATCAGCACGCCCCACAGCAATTGCAATCTCAGCGGTGGTCATTGCCCCACCATGAGCAAGTGTGGACAGGATGTCGCAGCGATTCAGTGGCTCACGGTCTTTTCTGCTGACCACCATGCGGGATTTTCTTTCCGCTTTACACACCGGCACTGTTTTTTCTTTCACGCCACTTTGTCGTTCTGAAACAGACCAGTAACCATTAACCGATACAACTTCTCCCTGCTCTTCGTACTCCCGCAACATTTTAATCGCCTCAGCCGGTGCAATGCCCAAACTGGTAGCAAGCTCAGTGCACGTCACCTTTTGCATCGCTTTTAACGTATCAATCAACGTTTCCATTAAAATTTCTCCCGTTAAAAATTATTTACCAATCTCAAACAAAACTTATCCCCTGAACCCTGGTGGAATTTCGGTGTCCGGTTCAGAAATGTGATTCACACAACGCTGGTTGTTCGTGCCGCTTACCGGGAGCAACCAGGGGTTTTCAAAATTCCGGTCCGGTCCAAAAAACGTCGT